GGAACACAGCAGAATACACCTCAGTTCAGGAGGGTATCAAATACATCGAACCATTAAACCTTTTCGAGGTAGACTTATATGTTGCCGAAGGTTATGGATGTGCTACTACACCATCTGGTTCAGCAACATTCACTCAACGCAACATTCAAGTTTGTGGTAGACAATCATTCGATTCTCTATGTTTGAAAGACTTAGACAAGACATACTTAGGTATTTCGTCTCTAGATGCTGGTTCATACAACACTACTTGGAAACTTGCTGAGACTTATAGCGAGTTAATCGTTAACCAAATGAAAAAGAAGAACGACACATTCCTTTGGAATGCTACTTCATCTGTAGATTGTTCAGCTGGTTTGATTCAGTTAACAGACGCAGGAACAGGTGTTGTAGAGGTAGCGGGTGCTACAACTGCTTCATTGGCTTCATTAGACACTATGATTGATGCTATCCCAGCTGACGTAGCGGATAGAGAAGATTTAACATTGTTTATGTCTGTAGGAAACTTCCGTAAGTTTGTTGCTTCAGTTAGAACAGCTAACTCATACTACTTCAACCCAGATTCTATCTCTAACAGAGGTGGTGTATTGGATATGGTTTACCCATTCCAAAACGTTCGTGTAGTAGGAACAGCTGGTTTAGGTTCATCTAATCGTATGATTTTAGCACCTGCTAAACAAATCGTAGTTGGAACTGACTTAGTAAGTGATGTAGATAACTTCGCCCTTTGGTATGATATCAACACTGATTCTTTACGTCATAGATTATCTATGAAGTTGGGTGTTCAAATCGCGTATCCGGAGTTTGTTGTTTCAAACATCGCCTAATAATATTAACACTTAAAACCAGAAAACTATGTCAACTTGTGATATTACATCAGGATTTACTTTAGGCTGTCGCGATAATAGCGGTGGTATTAAAAATCTATACATTCTTTCTGGTTCTGTAGACACCATTACAGATGCTAGTGAAGGTTTAATCAGCGAAATGACAGGTAGTGGTTCGTTCTATAAGTTCGAACTATTCCGTCAAACTAGTGATTACACAGAAACCATCACTTCAACTCCAGAGAATGGAACTATTTTCTACGAACAAAGCGTTAATGCTATTTTCTTTAAGCTTCAGTCAGCTACGAGAAACCAAGTGAAAGTCCTAGCACAGAACCCTAACCTAAAAGTTATCGTTGAAACCAATAATGGTTCAGTTGATGGCGTAGGTAAGTTCTTCTACTTAGGACAGGAAAATGGTTTACAGCTTACTGGTGGAACAGGTGCTACTGGCACCGCGTTCGGCGACTTATCGGGGTATACTTTGAACTTTGTAGGACAAGAACCAGAACCCGCTAGCGAAGTTAGCGGTAGTGATTTATCGGCAGTATTGTCAGGAATCACCATCGGTTAATAACCGATACATTATATAAAGTTAGGATGGGGGGTTTAACCGCCCCCCAAACCTAACAAAATAAATCTAACATCAAGAACTATGCTTAGATTAAATAAATCTAATCCTGCCCAAACAATAGCAATCCATCTCGACACAACGGCGAGTGTGGATTCCTTACTGCTTGAATATTCCCAAGACTATGATTTATCTAGTGGACAAATCGATTTCGATGTCAACGAAACTAAAGGTAAATACAGAATAGGAATAGTAAGTGGTAGTGAAGTCCCAGCAAACAGCGGACAATACACTATTGATATTTACAGCGGTTCGTTCGAACCAGCAATATGGGGCACAACACCTAATAAATGGGAAACTATTACCGACGTTTGGAGTGATTTTGGAACATTCCAGAGAGTTGGTGGTTTACTACGTTCTATTAGGGCATATGTAAGCGGTTCTAATGATGTAGCCTTTACAACATACGAATCACCTAATGAGATGGGTGCTTATACTACTTATAATGACTAACGAGAACACAGAAAAAAACAAACTAAACTTCGCCTCTATTGCTTATGCTGTAGATGGTGCCAGAAAATCTGGTAAGGAATCTATTGCTAAGGATTTAGTTAGATTTGGCGATTACAATGACTTTCCAGATTACTTAGTTAATCTATATAATAACTCATCTACACACGAGACTTGCGTTAATGCTATTGTTGAAGCAGTAAAAGGTGATGGTTTAACAGCTGAACCACCATTTGTTTTAGAAACAGCAAATAGAATGGGTGAATCGTGGAATGATGTATATGGTAAGGTAGCTAAGGATTATTACTTATTTGGTGGATTTGCTTTAGAGGTAATCTATAATAAAGCGAGAACCAAAATCAGTGAAATATACCACGTGCCATTTGCTTCAGTTCGTTCTAAGGAAGCTAACCATAGAGGACAATGTGAAGCATATTACATTGCGAGAGATTGGGATACGAGAGGAAAATATGAGGTTGATTTAACAAAAGCACTAGAAATACCTGCTTATAATCCTTATAAAAAGGATGAACAACCTTCACAACTATATTATTACAAACCATATCACCCATTACAGCATTACTACCCACTACCAAAGTATGTAGGTGCCTTAAAAGTGGTTGAGTTAGACACAGAAGTAGATAACTTCCACGTTAACAACATTAAAAATGGTTTAGCACCATCATTATCGATTACTACTTATACTAATGCTAGTGATGATGATAGACGTGCTATTGAAAACCAACTTCGATTACAATATCAAGGTTCCTCACAAGCTGGACAACTATTATATATGGATGTTCCAGATAGAGAAATGAAACCTGATATCGAACCTATCCCACAAAATGGTGCTGACGGATACTATACAACTATCAATGATATGGTGGTTCAAAAGATTTTAACAGCACACCGCATTACTTCACCCTTATTAGTAGGTATTTCACAACCCGGTTCCTTAGGAAACAGAAATGAAATGCTAGATGCTTATACATTATTTTTGAATATGGTTATTAAGCCATTACAGCAGGATATTTTAGCTGTATTTGAGGAAATGTTAGAACTAAAATACCCAGAGTTAGATATTACTATAGGTGTTGAACAAAAACAGATTCTAGACACAGGCGAGATGGAAGTAGATGTTATTACTTCTAAGGATGCTGAAAGTGGTAAGGATGCTATGTTAGAAAATGAAATCGAGGAACAAATAGACGAAGCCACATTATGACAAATACATTTCTAATAAGCGAAACTAAAGTAAGGGAGTTCACTAATATGAACGACAATGTTGATACAGCATTGATGAAAAATGGTATTCGCGAAGCACAAGACATTGAGATACAACGTATTATAGGAACATTACTATACGATTCATTAATGACGCAAGTTGATAATGGAACGTTTACTAATACTAACTACGAGACGTTAGTAAACGATTATATCCAAAACGCATTGTTATATTGGGCTTACTACTATATTGAGGAAGCTATCTATACTAGAGACAGAAACAATGGATTACTTATTCCAACAGGAGGTGAAAATAGTATTCAAGTAGATGAGAGAAAGTATAATAGTCGTAGACAATCTATTAAAAATAAAGCAGAGTTTTATAGTGAAAAGTTAACTAACTATATCATTACAAACACTAACTTATTCCCAGAAACACAATCAACAACAGAGTTATACCAGCAACTACCTGATTTCGGTATTCAGTATAAATCTCCTATTGTATTTGCGAACGACGGATATGCCCCACATTTACGAGGTGCTATAGACGCAGGAATCCCATTAGCTGATTCTCGCTTTCCTTACTTACCACCTCCATCACAGAGAACAAACAAAATCAAATAATATAAACTTAACCATCAAGAACTATGGGAGTTAACTTAACAAATAAAGCGATTCAGGATACTTATGAAGGATTAGTCCAAATAAGTGGTTCGCTATTAACGGATGGGACAGGAAGTCTCATACCATCATTAGATGTATCAGCATCATTTGCTACTACAGCTACTTCGGCATCTCATGCTATTCAAGCAGATACAGCAACAAGTGCTTCACACGCATTACAAGCAGATAATGCTACAACAGCAGATTCAGCAACAACAGCAACAAGTGCTTCACACGCTGTAAATGCTGATAGTGCTATCTCATCAAGCTATGCTACAACAGCTTCATTTGCGGAAAACTCTACACCAAATACATTAGCAGAAGTATTAACAGCAGGTAATACTACATTAGGTGGACAAAGTATTGTTATAAGTGGTAGTAGTTTAATAAGAAGAACTTTAGATGGTGATGGTATTACATCAAATATTGCTGGTGGAGACTATACAATCAAAGCAGGTAGTGTTGATGCCAGATTAGTATTAACAGGTAATGGTAATACAGCAACTAATGTTATAAAACTTGATAAAAATGGTATTGATATAACAGGAGGTGTTGATATAGTAGGAGATTTAGATTTAGGAGGAACTGGAAATAGTATTTCAGGGATTGCTGGTTCAGCTATTGTAATAGGTAGTAATCAAACCATTAGTGCTGGTGGTGATAATGGGATTTATTCAGGTATAAATAATACTATTAATAGTGAACTATATAATGCTATTGTGGGTGGTAATGGTAATACAGCATCACATGCCAGAAGTGTTGTTATTGGTGGTGCTGGTTTATCAACAACCAAAGCAGATGAAGTAGTAGTTCCAAGTTTAGTAGCAAATAGCATTACAGCTTCATTTGCCTCATTCCAATCAGCTTCTATTGGATACTTACAAAGTATTACAGGTTCAGCTAAAATCATAGGTGATGCCTTCATTATATTAAATAACAATACACCAACAGAGAGATTTGCTGGTTTAGTTGTTCAGGATTCAGGTTCAACTAATAATACAGCATCATTCGAGTTTGACGGACAAACAAATGATTGGTTCTACGAATACACAGATGATGGTGGTGCGACTACAGAACACGGAGTAGCATTATTTGGTGCCGAATATTCAACTAAAGGTTCACCATCATACCCAGCAAATAACGTATTACAAAAAGGTGATGGTGGACATCATTTATTAGATTCATCAATCACAGATGATGGAACATTAGTTTCTATTGATGCTAACGTTTCAGCTTCAGGATATGTAAGTGCTTCAGCATTTATAGGTGATGGTTCAGGATTAACAGGTGTTGGTGGGGATTTACAAACTACATTAGATGCTGGTAATGAAGCACAAGCTGATATGGTGCTTACAGGTTCACTAAAACTTGGTGATGGTGGAACTCATTACAATGCTATTAACATTGAAACATTTGATGGAACCAATACCATTACAGGTGATGGAAACTCGGTAGGAACCATTGCTATTGGACAAGGTAATACTACAGGTAAAGGTAGTTCAATCTCTATTGGTAGAGATAATACTAATGCTACATTTGGTAATGGACAAAATAACGTTATTATTGGTAAAGGTAATGATATTTCATCAGGAAACTTTACTTCAAATAACTACATTTTTGGTATAAACCTAAGTATTACAGGTGATGGTAGTTATAGAACATTAATAGGTGGTAATAATAACTTATCAAGTGATGGTGCTTACAATGGTATTTTTGCCGGTGATGGTAATACAACAACACACGATAGAAGTGTTATTATAGGAGGTAGTGGTTTAACTACAAATCACGATGATGAAGTAGTAGTTCCAAGTTTATCTACTTATGGTGCTATTAGAATGGATGCTGGAACAAACTATGTTAATGATATTTACATTATTGGTAGTGGTAGTGCCGTTCCAACAGGAGGTTTCGGTGGAGAAAATATCTACATCGGTAATGATAACACAGGGGCAGGTAGAAGGGCTATTGTTATTGGACAAGATAACACTACAGCGTTTGAAGGTAATGGTAATGACAATATGCTTATTGGTTGGAATAACCAAGTAGTAAGTCCTAACTTTACCAGATTTAACTTTGCTTTAGGATATAATAACACCATTACAGATAGAACACATTATGGTGCTGTAGTAGGTGGAACTGATAATACTATTGGTGCTAGTAGTTTACCAGCAACCATTAACCACGCTGGTGTATTTGCTGGAACAGGTAATACAGCTACTCATAATAGAAGTGTTGTTGTAGGTGGTGATACTTTATCTACAACTAAGGATGATGAAGTAGTAGTTCCTAACTTAACAATAAGTGGTTCAGGTGCTGTATTAACATTTGCTGATGGAACAACACAATCTACAGCAGGTGGTGGTGGTGGTGCTACAGAATGGCAAGCAGGAACAGCACCTTCAAGTTCAGTATCAGCATTAAATAACGTAGCAGGTGATATAGTTGTAGGTGCCCCACATAGTATAGTATATTCAAGTGGTTCAGCTATTGCTGGAGGAGACGGATGGAGTAGTGTTATTGGTGGATTTAATAATCAAATAACAGCTGGTGCCTCTGGTAGAAATACATTGATTGGAGGACAAAGTAATACTATTAGTGGAAACTACCTTAATGGTATATTTGCTGGTGATGATAATACAATAAGTTCAGGTAGGGCTGTTATTATTGGGGGACAAGGTAATAGTATCGCAAGTAGTGGTGGTGATTTTAGTGCTATTGTTGCTGGTGTTGATAATACTATTTCTGGTGGTGGCTTTGGTAGAAGTGTTATTGTAGGTGGAGAAAATAATACTATAAATGGACATCTAAGAAGTGTTATTATAGGTGGACAAAACTTATCTACAACTAAAGCAAATGAAGTAGTAGTTCCAAGTTTATCAACTAATGGTGCTGTAGTTCAAAATGTAGAAGCGTTAAGTGTTGTTGCTAACGTAGCAGAGTTAGATGCTTCATTAGGTAATCTATTTACTTTAACACTACAAAATGGTGTTAATACAGAAGTAGAACTTACAAACCAAGTAGCAGGACAAACATTCCAACTACAAATCACAAACAATGCTACAAGTGCTGGAACAATCACATTTGATTCGCAGTTTGATTTTGAAGGTGGAACAGCATTTACAGCAACAGCAACAACAGGTGCGATAGATATTTTAACATTTGTTTGTTTCGGTGGAGGTAATGTTCAATGTGTAGGTGCTAAGAACTTTAGCTAACACGTAAATATATTAATAGTGGGAGGTATGCGATTAAAACGCATATTTCCCGCATTAAAACACAGATATTATGTCATTTATACCATTTGGATTTTACAAAGCACCAGCAGGGGGAGGGACACCAACAAATCCTGTATCATCAGGACTTGTATTTGAAACAAGTTTTGGTTCAGGACAAAGTTATTCAGGCACAGGAACAACTATTACAGATTTATCTACTTATGGTATTACTGGAACTTTTAATAGTGGGACTTATAATAGCAACAGATATATGACTTTTGTTCAAGCAAATACTGATGCTATAGATTTTACAGGAACATTTAATCAACTTGGTTTTACAACAGAATGGAGTATATTTGCTTATATAAGACTTGCTAATACTACCGATAATGTTTATATGGTAGAGAAATCAACAAATCCTGGATTAGATAGATTATCATTAGTAGGAAACTATGATAGTGGTGCTGTTCGTCCTTGGAATACAAGTTATAGAGGTATGCCAGCAGTATCTATTGGAACAACATTAGCAAGTGTAGCATTTACAAAAGATGCTAATGGTGTAGCTAATAACTATAAATCATATAAGGATGGTTCAAGTATAACTACTACTAGTAGTGATTTTACCTTATCATTAAATACAACAGGGGTATTATTTAATCCTAATCAGGATGAAGGTGATTGGGATTGTTATAACTTTATGTATTATGATAGGGCATTAACAGCACAGGAAGTAAGTGATTTACATAACTATGTATCATCGTATTAATATGGACTCAATAACAAAAGATTCAATAGCGAATATTGCCTCAACAGCAGGCATAGGACTAACATTTATGGATGTCCAGACAACTATTAGTGTAGTAGTGCTTTTAACCGCATTAATACTTAACATCACGCGAATCTATGATTGGTGGAAAAAACGCGATAAAAACAAATAATACACACGTATAAACACATTTCCCTAACGGACGCTACCGAAGGAGAAACATAAAATGCCCCGCTTTCGCGGGGCACCTTTGTCGTTAGGGGAAAAATAGAAATATGAACCAACAATGGGAAACAAAAACCCCTAACGGCTAAACCTATTTACAATATATAACCTCTATTTATTAACGGCACGTTTATTTATCAAATGTTTCACTAAAAATATCCATTATGTTTTTAGGTTTATAAGGAGTTAATGGTAAGTTGTGTTTTTGAAATATGCGATTTAACCAATCGTTTAATGTAAGCAGTGGAGGTGGTGTATAAATGTTTTGCTTGTAGTATACACGCTTAACTACGCAAGTAGACGCATCGAATGTGGGTGTATTTATGTCGGTATTATGTTCAGCTGTAATAAAATAAGCACCTTCATATCCTCCATTCTGGCAAGCATCTACTATTGATGTAAATGTTCTATTTTGTCCATTCTCTAATCCCTTACCTTCTAACTTAAAATCACAAAATATGATTACTTTACTCTGGAACTCAAATATCATATCTCCGTCAGTAGGTGATTGGATACCCCAACCACTATTATCAGTGATTGAGTATCTAATATTTTCGAATATTGGGATTTGTTGTAAGCGTTTGAGGTTTTGTATTTTTCCTCCTGATTTGATTTGATTGTTTGACATTTCTATTTTATATTTAGTTAATAATCCATACCTCTCATCGGTATCACGTATACATATAGAACCCCTCCAAGGGGGGTATCCGTTTACTCATTAAAACGTGCGTTTACTCATTCCATTAGAGATTTTTATTTTAACTTGGCATTCCCAACCTTTTATTATATATTTATCAATGTCATCAGGCACTCACCTGAATACCAAGTGATGTTATAGGACTTAGGTTAAGTGTATTACCGATGGCAGGGTGTTAGAATCTGTAAATAACAGACTCCCCGAGATAGATGAAAATATAGTAAATATCGTAGATTGAGAATCTATGAGGGTGAGATTTCCCAGAGGTGCTATGTATAAGTTTATAGTAGGAAATGGTATTAACCTTAAAATAGGGGTATTTTTTATACCTCGGCTATCTTTCTACTTAAAGTATGAGTGATATAGAGAAATGGATAAATAGGAACTATGAGATGTTGGTAGGTAATGCTACTCGCATCACTTCCAATCGCGACGAAGCGACTGAAATATTACATATGTGTGTTTTATCTCTCCTCGAATATCCAGCTGATAAGCAACAGAGATTGTTTGATGAGGGTAAGTTAGAGAACTATATGACAATGTGTGTCAATAGAAACTATAAATCCTCTACCTCCCCTTACCACAGACAACTTAGACGTCATCCCAGAAATGAGACTGAATGGGTAGAATGGAAATGGGGGCATAACCTAGAGGATGATAGTGATGATGAATATAATGAAATGTGTGAATGTGCCCTTAGGGAACTAAATGATTTACACTTCTACTATAGAATATTGGTTCAGGATAAGTTTATAAATGGACTTACCTACCAGCAAATGAATGAGAAATATAGAATCTCGAAAAATAGCCTACTTCGAGATGTTAAGGAAGGGCTACAAATGTTAAAACTAAAATGTAATAAATGATGGAGAAAATGAACTTTGTAATGTTTTGTCTAGGTGCGTTTACCTTGGCAGTAGGATTAGTAGCGATGCCATATGTGAGTATGCTACGTAATGCGATTAAATCACGTATTAGACGTGGAAAAAACACAAATAGCTGTGAGATGTTAGCTAACACAAACAAAACCGAGTTAGGAGTATTAAAGTTAAAGGTAGAGGATTTAGAGAAGCAAGTAAATAATATTGCTGAGAGACTATCTACTAGAGACAGAAATAGAAAAAATAACATTCGTCGTGATGTTCGCGACTATTTAGAGGAGTTGAAAGATGGGAAATAATATCAAACTAGAGACAATCCGTATTACCAGAGAGGAATATAATGATTTCGTTAATATGAGAAACTTTATCTATGATAATGGACACGTAATGGCATTTGAGTTATTCTGTGGTTTAATGGAACAGATAAAGGAACAACAACTTAAGCAAAACGATGAGTTGAATGGTGAACAACAAAACTTATTAAACTAATGGAGATTTTAGGATTAGCATTATTCAGCGTATGGATAACAGGATGGTTCACACCATTTAACCCAGCTAGAGAATGGATAACAGATAAATGGATTAGATTATGTATTAAACTAAACTTACATTCATTAGCATCGCTAGCGGTAGTAATAAGTTGTAGCAAGTGTTTCGGTTTCTGGTTTACACTTCTATATTCTAGGGACTTTATTTTAGCTTTAAGCGTGAGTGCCTTAGCTTACTTTATTACCTTTGGTATCGAACAAATAGAACAAATAAAAAGTAAATGGAACTGATGGAAGTAAAGCAATGTAGAAAATGTGGTGAACATAAAGAAATCACATCATTTGATTGGACTAACAAACAAAAAGGCTATAGAAAATCATATTGTAGAGATTGTAGTGTTGAAATCTATAAACAATGGAAAATAGATAATCTAGAGAGACACAATGAATGGTTTGAAAAATACTATAATAATAACCCAGAAATGTTTGGTAAAACAGGGGGTAAAATAGGACGTCCTATGGAGAATAATGAGTTAAAATCTGGCGTATACGTGATTACTAATACAGAGACAGGCGAGACGTATGTAGGCTGTTCTAACGACGTTAAACGCCGTATTTGGCGTCATTTCTACAATAGAGGACGTAGTAAAGTAAAACCATTATCTAAAGCATTAAAACAATATGGTAAGGAAGCATTTACATCTCAGGTATTAGAATACTGCCCTAAGGAACAAAAGTTTGAACGTGAGGATTATTGGATGACTCAGTATGGTTGTGAATATAATACTAGCAAAAAGAAAAAATGACGACTGAGGAAGCAACATATATTATGGAGAAATGGTATCCTATTCGTGATGGTGCTTTACATAATCCTACAATCGGTATATGGAACGAGGCTGAACGAATACTAAGGGGGTGGGATAAACCACAACCACGAAGCTGTAGTTGTGAGTATAAAACCCAAGCTAGAATGGTTAAATCATTTTTTTCTCAATACGAAACACAAATAAGGGAGTTATATGGCAAAGCATCCGTATAGAGGTGGACGTCCAAAAGGTGTTAAAAATGGTGAATCTACAACCAACAAAGGTAAGTTATGGGAGACAGAGGAGGAGAAGGAAGCACTATGGAATAAAGCTAAACAGAAAATAGCTGAGGAGTTTGGTGATAACAATGAGGAAAATGCTGAACGATGGGCTAAACACGGAAACAAATACAACCAATGGTATGTTAATATCCAGCCTGAGGAAGTAGATATGCTAACAAATGATGAGTTGATGGATGTTATCTACAAATATAAAGGCAACTACAACTTATGGAAACAAGGAACTAAGGAACCTGATTTTGACGGAAAATATGGCAAAGAGTAAAAAACGTAAAGGGGCTAAAAAATATAAACCACCAATGAGAGAGACTAGAGTAATGACAATGAAGGAACAAGCTAAAATGGTTTTTCCTAAAACACCTAAGTGTAAGTATTGTGAAACAAAATGTAGTTTGGCACCCGAGGAGGATGTTAAGGCGTATAAGGAATATGATACGAGTTATAGGTTTGACTTTATATATGTTCCAGAATGTAGTTGTTGGGAAAAAAATGATGATTGGATGATATGAGAAAAAAATGGAAAATACTTGAGACGCGACACGCTAAAAAACGATATTATCTCGTGTTCAATGAAATGGAGATAGTAGGTAAGTTCGAGGAACTAAATACAGCTACAGCGTGGATGAAGGAACAGATAACGTTAAATAAACAAGCAAGCGATGCCTGATATAAAAATACTATTAGAAGGGATATTACACGGCGATGATGAACACAGAGATTGGTTAGAGGAAGCTGTGTATGCTTGGGCTGAAGGTAAATCAATACCAGAACCACGAGGTAGTGGAACGAAGGATAGATTATATAAGGAAATAGAAACATTAAAACTAAAACTAGAGGAAAATGGGATTCGTATTTAAGGATGGATTAGAAAAAACTATTATTAAAACAGCAGAAGGCATTGATGTGGGTGTAAGTGAACCTAAGGAAATCCAGATGACAGAGGATATGACAAATCGTCTATGGGAGGTAATAAATGAGAATACAGAGTTAAAACAACAACTCTATATGGCAGAAAATAAACTAGAACAAATAAAACGACTATTATGAAAGTAGCAAACATTAACTTTGACAACATTAAAACAATCGAGGATTGTGCTAAAATATTTAAGGCAATCGGTTTAGTATTACAAGTAGATTATGCTAAGGAAAACGATATGGAACACCTATTAGGTGAGGAACTAGAAATGCCTGAACAACAACCACAAGCAGAACAACAAGAGTTTACATTCAATGAGTAAGTCTAATAAAGTAGAGTATCAACAGCATATCGACGAGAGTGTTGAGTATATCCTAGAGAATAAATCGGGGTGGACTCAATACACTTCGTGGGCTAGGGAGAAATACCACATCAATAACAGACAAGCTAATGATATGTGGAAAGATGCTTGGGTTATTTTGAACGATGAGTTTAGCGATAACATACGCGAATCAGCCAATAAAGCATTAATCGAACTTGAACAAATAAAAATGTCAGCTATCGAAGCAGAAGATAGACGAACGTGGTTAGATGCTATTAAGTATCAAGCCAAAATACAAGGTGCTGAGATAGAGAGACACCAACACGAGGTAAAAGGTAATATTACCATAAACGTTGACTTCAGCGATTAAACGATGAAAGTAAACCTATTCAAACCATATACCGCACAAAGGGAGTTCATCGATTTATACGCTGATTCCCCGCATTTATTCGGTGTATTAGTATCGCCACGTGGTGCTGGTAAAACATTATTAGGTATTAATATGCTATTGCTTTGGGCATTACGTAATAATGATAGTAAGTTAGGTTATATCACTCCCATATTTGCTTTGGGAAAGGAAGTATTTGAGATAATACAAAGCAAAACACACGATTTGATTGAGTCAAGCAATAAAGCAGATTTAACAATCAAGTTTATTAATGGTAGTAGCATCAAGTTTCTATCAGCCGATAGGGCAGATTCAGTCCGTGGTTTCCGTTTTCATTATTTGATATTAGATGAGGTAGCTTACCTAAATAAGGAAACAATAGAGAAAGCAATACTACCGACATTAAACCCTAATGGTAAAAAATGTCTAATGATATCTACACCACGAGGTAAAAATCATTTCTATGAATATTACTTACGTGGACAAGAGGGTAATAACGATTATATATCATATCGTATTCCATTAGAGGCTTGCCCTTATGTTAAACCTGAGTTAATAGAGGAAGCACGTAAATCATTACCAATAGATGTATTTAGGAGTGAGTATGAAGCTGAGTTTACAGACAGCACTAATGATGTATTCCAGAGTATAGATAAAAATGCTATAATATATGAATGGACACAACCTAATAGAGGAAATAGATATTTTGCTGGCATTGATACAGGATTATCAAGCGACTATTCAGTTCTCACAATCATCGATGAATCAGGGAGGGTTGTTTTTATTGACAGAACTAACAATGATACACTTGAGAACATTGCGAACAGATATATTGCGACACTCAAACGCTACTCCGTTCAAGGATGTCTTGTTGAGACAAATGGGATTGGTAAGGCTATGTTTGAACTAATACGTAAACACATTAGAATAACTATGCCGTTTATATCAACGCAGGATAGTAAAATGAATGCTATTAGAACGTTGATGACAGATATGGATGCTGGTGTGATTGAGATTCCAACTAAGGAGTTTTTCCCTCATCTATATAATGAACTAAGTGCTTTTACCTACAAATATTCAGCTAATGGTAAAATATCATTCTCACACCCTAATGGGGTAAATGATGATTGTGTAGATGCCTTATGGTTAGCTAACTTAAGTAGAAATAAAATAAAAAGTAGTGGTTTGAATGCCATTAAAATAGGAATGACAAATAATAACTTAAATCCACAATGGGGGTAAAAAAATAGCCCAACAGAAACGTCGGGCTACCTTTTGAGAGAGAGATGGAAAACATAGAAATATCAAATGTTTCACCATCGTAATATCAACCGAGACTAAATCGCCCATAAACGATATTATACCATATGAAAGAGATACAACTAAACTTACCTGCTTATTTGACATTAAAGCAGTATCAAGCAATGGATAAGGTATATTCCTTAGAGGATAACCTCCAAGTGCTACATACGATTTCAGCTGTGGCTGGATTAAGTATAAATGAGGTAAAAAAATGGGATATTCCAACCATTACAGCGGTATGGAAAACCATTAGAACAATATTGGATGAAGCCCAGAATATTGAGTTTTACCCTATATTAGAGTTTGAAGGACAACAATATGGTTTCACACCAATGTCCAAAATGAGTTTAGCTGAGTATATCGATTTAGATAACTTAGCAAAGGACAAAATGAACAATCTAACCGAGTTGGTTTCTATATTGTATCGTCCTATTAAATCTCATAAAATCAAGAATATGAAGTTCAAAGTGAAATCATCACTTAAACTAATATTCACTAAGGACAAAGTCGAACACTTAATGGACTACTATGAGGTGGAGGACTACGACAATGAGTTGCGAAAAAAACAAGCTAAGTTGTTTGATGAGTTCCCCGCCTCAGTAGCATTAGGGGCATTGAGTTTTTTTTTAGGGGTAGGCAATCTATCGTCGCTAGATTCCCTAACCTCTACAGCCCAAATGTCGAAACTGATGAGACAGAAGTTGATGAGGAACGAGATATCACAATACAAGAACATTATGGGTGGTTATACACGCTATATGAGTTGGGAAAAACTCCCATCCTTCAAATCGGGGGCGAGAACAACCTTCTCTCTCTAAATATAGTATTTGTAATGAACTATATGTCGATGTTAAGGGATGAGACAGAAGAGAAAATAAAACGACAGAAACAAGCAATGAATCAAAACAAAATAAAATAACGTATATTATGGCAGAAAATACTATAAGCAACGGAACCAGCGGTTCATCAGGAACAAGTGATAAAATCGCTTCAAAACCGCAGAAAAAACAGATAAAATCGGTTGAATGTAAGGCGTGTAAATCATTCTCATACGATGAGGTTGAACTACGTAATAGAGTAAAAGCATTATCAGCAACATATAGTGTAAATCAGGTAGCATCTATGCTACGTATTCACTCACAATACATTAAAGAAGTATTAAATAGTAAGTAATGGCATATTCGTATAAATCATTTCAGGAGGTAGTTAGCACGTTCGAGAGTGCTTGTAATGCCCATTTAGCAATCAATACATTCCATTTTGGAACGATTGATAAACTAGATGCCTCGTCTCAAAATGTAGAATACCCTTATATATTTCTACGTCCATTGTCGTCTCCAGGTTTACAAAATAATATTAGAACATTAGCATTCGAGATGTATTCATTATCTGTTCCTTATCAAACTGATACAGATGTATCGCAAGTAATGAGTGATACAGAACAATACATCTACGATATCGTTTCATACTTTAGAGATGGTGCTAATCAACAAACCGAATGGATTGATTTAATCAATATTACTCCAGTCAATGAGGCATTTAATGACAGAACATATGGATGGGTAGCTA